CATACAATGCGGCCCGCACCGTAGCGGCCCTGTGTCTGTGGGTGGGCGGCTCGGCCCCGCAACGCCTTCCATTTGTGATCTGGGAGATGAACGGTCCTGGCCTGGACTTCGGGGACACCTTCGTCAACGAGATGCGGTATCCGTACTACTACCGCTCCGAGTCGGTGGGTGAAGTTGCCACCAAGAAGTCCCGCAAGTGGGGCTGGCACTCGACCCGCGAACGCAAGGCTCTGTTGTTGCGGGCCTATGAGCGGGCGTTAGTCGAAGGACGTATTATCAACCACGATAAGCAGTCACTCGACCAGGCCAAGACCTACATTACCCATCCATCGGGCTACGTCGGCCCAGCCGAACTATCGGATAAGAGCAAGGCCGAGTACCTCGGCCACGGCGACAGGACGATCGCCGATGCCTTGACCGTGGAGGACAAGGACGTGATGAAAGCCCGGCCCCACGACGGCAAGGACGCCCCGGCTAATACTTGGGGCGGGCGATTCAATACCTGGAAGCGCCAAAAGGCTAAAGCCAAGAGCAGCTGGCAGAAGAAGTTTTCTTTTGCGTAGGAACGAACGATGGCCGTAGAAATCACCGCTGCACGTATCGCCGAATCCGTCCGCGAGGGCTTCAAGCGCGTCGAGCGCTTCCGCAAGGCCAGGGCCTTCCACATCAAGGCGTATGTCGGCGATTACTGGAACAAGACCTACGGAACGACCGGGGAGAACCCGATCAACCTCGTGTTCCTGGCGATCCGCTCGCTGGTCCCGGCCCTCGTCCAACAAGAGGGTGTCAACGAGGTTCTCACTAAGATACTCGCCCAGCGGGATTTTGCCGAGAAACTTGGCCTGGCCCTCGATGACTTGCAAACGCAGTTGCACCTGTCCCGCATATATCGCACGGCAATCGTGGATATGGCCGTGGGCGGCCTCACTACGATCAAGACCTCCATTGCCCAGAGCGGTCAGTTGTTCACTGTGGCCGATGATCTGGATGTGGATGGCACACAGATATACTCCGAGCGTATCGATCTCGATGACCTAACCGTGGACCCGACATGCAGAGCATTCGACAAGGCCGCATTTCTGGGCCACAGAATCCGCATAGAACGCTCCAAACTGCTAGAAGCCGATGGTTTCAAGCGCGATCTCGTTATGCGACTGCCCCGGGCCGGCTTGAAACGCACCGAGCGGGCCGAGGACCTAAGCAAAGACGACAACCAGGGCGCCGCAATGGCGGACTTGCAGGACTTCGTCAACGTGGTGGAGTTGTGGGTGCCCGAGGCCGAGAGTGTCTGCTACATCCCCGATCCCGAGGAGGCGGCGTTCTCTGACTTCCTAAAGGTCGAGGAATACTACGGCCCCGAAACCGGGCTTTATACCTTCGGCGCCATCACGCAGCCCGTGCCCAACAACCCGTTCCCGATCGCTCCGGTGGGTGTGTGGCGTGACCTGGCCGACATGGCCAATAGGCTGTTCAAGAAGGCGATGAATCAGGCCGATCGGCAGAAGAACATCACGTTGTACCGCCCGGCCAATATCGACACGGCCGAGGCCCTGCGTGACGCCCAGGACGGCGAGATGTTGCCCTCGGAAGACCCGGATGGCATCGCTGTCAAGAGTTACGAAGGCCCGTCTGCCGAGACCGTGGGCATGGTCAACGGCCTCTATGGCTGGTTCAACCTCGTCGCTGGCAATCCCGACCTTATGAGCGGGGCCGGTATCAACGCCGAGAAGGCCACGGGGCAGCAAATCCTGCAACAGAACGCCGCGATCGGCGTGAGCGACATGCGGGATATGGTCTACGACCTGGCGGCTGAGGTAAGCGGCAAGCAGGCATGGTTCCTCTATAACGATGACCTGATGTTTCAGCCCGGTATGCCCGGTATTCCGCTCATCAAACGTCTGCCGGATGGCCGGGAGAAGCAATTGTTTCTAACACCCTCCGATCGCTCTGGCCCGTTCGAAACACTCGGTTTCAAGATCGTACGTCGTTCGATGAGTGTGGTGGACCCGATGGTGAGGGTGCAACGTGTGACGAACTTCACGCAGAACATCGTACCGCAGGCGTTCATGTCTCTGCAAGTCGCCATGCAGGCAGGACAACCGTTCAACATCCAGCGGTATCTGACGCGGGTAGCCGAGGACCTCGGTATCATCGAGATCGTGGACGACATCTTCAATGATCCCGATTTCCGCACCCGGATGGAGTGGTACGCCAACATGGGCGCCGGCAAGGGCCAATCGTCCAAGGTCGGCGGCTCAAACACTACACAGAATGGCGGCTTCCCGATCGGGCGCGCCCCGGCGCAGACGCCGACTCAAGACTTCAACCAGAACGCCCAGGCGACCGCGGCCGTGGGCCAGAGTGCCGCTGCGGCGGGAGGAATACAATAATGGCAACCTCAGTACCAGCACCGGAACCGAAGTATTGGCCTGAAGACGATGCGCGAACCATCATGCGGGCGCAGGAGATACTCAACGACCCCAAGCGTAAGAAAGACGCTCTGGTGGAACTCAAGAAGCAGGCGAAGGCGGCGACCGCGGCCGTGGCTCATGCCCAAGCCGTGAAGGACGTCGGTACGTCACTCAAGAGTGTGTTCGGGGGTAAGTGATGTTCGGATTCGGAAAACCAAAGGCGATAAAGGGCCTCGGCAAGCCCCGCAATCAGAAGGAAAAGAACGCGGTGGGTGGTGCTCTATATGACAAGTATCCCCAGATGTTCAAAACCGATTGGGGCAAGCCTAAACGAAAGGCCAAGACTGGCGTGGTTGCGGCCGTTAAACGTCAGCGCAAACAAGAGAAAGCAGCCTTGAAGGGCGCTTTGACCGATGCCGAGATCAAGAAATTACGGGGGAGCAAGTGACATGCCCTGCTACGAATACAAATGCCCTGGCTGTGGCTGGAACGATGAAATCGTAAAGCCCATGTCCGCGTCCAACACCGTCGAGACCTGTCGCCAATGTGGCGACGTGATGGTGCGAGATTACGCGGCCGAGGGTGTGCATTGCAGTGCCGATAGCTACAGCCGCGAGATTCATTCCGATGCCCTGGCGATCTGCGCCAATCAGCGCGAGGAACATCAACGGCTCTACCCCGATGTTCCGCTCGATGCGGCCGATCGGCCGGTATTCAGCAACTTCCGCCAACACGACGAGTATCTCGCCAAGCGCGGGATTCATAAACCCTCGGGACGTATGAAACGTCCCGGCAAACGCATTGCTTGATTTGGAGGGGCGATAACATGAACGTGAATTGGCGTTGGCCATCAACACCAAAGAATGGTTTAAGGCCGTGGTATTCAATACTTCGCGCCATATGCGCCTACCCAATAGTTCTTGTTGGTGCGTATTTATTGCTGTTTGGCGCAATGATTGGGTGGGGTGTGGATGAAGCACGTAAACTAAAACACGACATAAATCTATAGAGGAGCGACAACATGGGTGATGAAGCCAAGAAAGCCGCAGACGAGTTGCGGGCAGAACTCGATAAGATCGATTTTGAGGGCGGTATAGCCCCCGCAGGCACGGCCCCTACCCCGCCGTCCGAACCGGCTAAGCCGGCAGCCGAGCCCGAGCCTACCCCGGACCCTGAACCAGAAGGTGAGCCCACGACTCAGGATGAGCCTGAGGGCGAGCCCAAAGGACAGGACCCGGCAGCCTCGGGTGACCCTACCCCGGACGAACCGGACGAAGACGCGGCAGCGGCCATCCCCGATAACCACTATCGGGCAGCCTTGCACATGGGCATGAAGCCGGAAGACATCGCGTCGTTGTACGATGCGAACCCGGACTTCGCTCTCAAGACCCTGGCCAAGTGCCACGAGATGGTCAACGCCAACTCGCAGCAACTCAGTGCCTTGGGTCGCAAAGCGCGGGAGATGCAACAGGCCCCCGCCGATCCGGCAGCTGTCCCGGCCCCTAAAGAGGACTCGTTCGTCAAGCGGCTGCGGGAGAAGTACGAGGACGACCCGATCATCGATGTGATCGCGGAAATGCGCCAGGAAAATACCGCGTTGCGCCAGCAGCGTCAAGCGCCGGCCCAACCCCAAGCTCAGACCCAGGATCAGAACATCGATCAGTTGGTCGCCATTAGGCAGCAGGTCAACAATTTCTTCGCTGCTGATGAGATGGACGCCTATGGCGACTTCTACGGCACGACGTCGCAGTCAGGTGAGTGGGGAGAATTGGACCCCGGCCAGCGGGCCAACCGCACGGAGGTGTGTGATCGGGCGCAGTTGATCCTCGATGGAGCAGCATTGGCAGGGATGCAGGTGAGTGTCGTCGAAGCGTTGGAACGGGCACACTTGGAGGTGATGGCGCCGCGGGCCGAGGAGGTCGTGCGGAATCGCATCGCCCAAAGTCTCAAAAAGCGATCGAAAGGTGTGACATTAAAGCCTTCAGGATCGCAGACGCCCGCAGCCTCCGACGGCAAGTACAACAAAGCCGAAGCAGTCAATGAAATCGGGGCCATGATGAAGGAAATTTTCAGCTAGGCCCCTTAGGAGGTTTGCATGTATACCATCGACCAAATCTCCGGTCTACTCGCTACGACGCATACCAAGTACCCGAAGCAGGAGCTTACGGTGACTTGGGATGACCACCGTTTCGAGGCCGCGAGAATCTTCAACGAAGACAGTATGCAGAAACAGGGTGGCACCAGCATCACTGGCAAGGCCATCCTGAGCCCCAGGGGCAACGCCCGGTACATCGGGTTCTATGAGAAGGACGAACTCGGTCAGGGCGAGACGCTCCACACGTACACCATGCCGTGGTGCCGTATGACGACCAACTGGTCGTGGGACGAGTTCGAAATCCTGATGAACAAAACCAATCCCGAGGGCTTCATCGACCTGGCCAAGGTCAAAGAGATGCAGGCCATGTGGGACCTGGCGAACTTGTTCGAGGAGGCGATGTGGCAGTGCCCCACTTCGTCCTCGGACGACAAGCTGCCGCGCGGCGCGCCCTACTACATCCGGATGATGACCAAGGACGAGACCACGGACGGCTTCGTGGGTCAGACGATCCGCTATCGCAACGGCACCACGGGCACCGATTGCTCTGGTATCGATGCCTCGATCTACAGCCAGTGGCGTAACTGGGCCGCGCTCTACACGGCGGTCAACAACGATTTCGTCAAGACCTGTCGTATCGCGTTCAACCGCTCGAACTTCCGCGCCCCGTTGGGTGCCGATCAGTTCGAGGTTCGCAAGGCTGCGAAGCGTCGGGTCTATACCGGCTTCAGCGTCAAGGAGGACTTGTTCGAGTATCTCGACGCCAAGGATGACGTTCACCAGACCAAGGAGACCTTCGGTCGTATGATCGTCGGCACTGGCACTGACGTGCTGCTCAACGGTCACGACGTCGTGTCGATCGACTCGCTCGAAGGGGCGGTTGATCCTGAGACAGAAAGCACAACCGATCCGCTGTACTGCATCGATTTCAGTCACTTCATGCCGGTGACGTATTCGGGTTACTGGATGAAGGTCACGGGTCCGGTACACGGCGGCACGACTCAGCACAGTGTTTGGACGATGTTTAAGGATGGTGCTCATAATGTTCTATGCGACTCTCCGAGAGCCGCAGGTTTCGTTATTCACAAGGCCATCACCTCCTAACAGGAGTGACCTAGAGTACTTGCAGCACCACTGTGCTGCCTAGAAAGGTAGGTAACGTATGTACGTTAACTATGAAAGTGCGGGCCTGGCTGGTCAGCCTTCTCCGTCGATCTGGGCGTCCTGCCCGGTTGACAAGGCGCTCCTGGCCCCCGAGGAATTGGGTTACGTGTTCGACGACTTTGTCGATCCCGTGTCCACCGACAGTAGCATTCCCAACTGGGAACTCGCTGGCGATAACGCCGACATCGACAACGTGGCCGATGTCGTCAACGGCCAGATTCTCATGCAGGGTTCGGGCACCGATAACGACTCCTGTACGATCTTCAAGAACGATATGTACCTGCTAACCAAGAACAGCGGCAAGCGGTTCTGGTTCGAGGCGTCCGTAAAGCCGACCAATGCTGGCACCGCCGACGATTATGCTCTGTTCGTGGGCCTGATCGAGAGCGTCGGCGCCACAGCCGAGATGATCGCCGATGACGGTGCGAGCATCATCGACGAGGACTTCGTCGGTTTTGCGGCCCTCAGCAACGCGACCACGATTCAGGATTGGGATGCCGTTATCAACATCGGCGGCAGCGCCAACTTCCCGGTCACGGTCGAGGCCGACGCCGGCGAGATCGGAACCAGCTATATCAAGCTGGGCATGGCATTCGACGGCCAGCAGACTATCACGTTCTACGTTGATGGCGCTGTTGTCGATACCTACGACATCGACAATCTCGATTCCGATACCATGAGCCATGAGTTCACCGTGGCCCTCGGTGTCAAGCAGTGTGAGGCGACGGCGGCTCTCGGCATGTATGCCGACTGGGTCCGGTTCGCTTACGACAAGCAAAACCACGGGAGGTAATCATGGCGTATCCGCATACGATCTTGGAGAACATGGATCGCATCCCGGCCCCGGCCGCAGCGACCACTCCGCGCACGATGTATGCCACGGAGGACGGTATCGTACAGTGTTACGGTACGACTGTCCCGACTGATGCCTCCTCGGGTTATGCGCCCGGTTGTGAGTTCGTAGATATCACCAACGGGGCGCGGTACATCAACGAGGGGTCCGCGACATCGTGTGACTTCAACAAGTCCAACACGACCTACAACGTGTTGGGCCAAATCGAGGCTGATGACCTGGCTGGCACGGCGGCTGGCGCAGGTCCGAGTCCGCTGATCTGGGATGACGCTAAACTGCTCGAAGTACTGCTCGATCCGACAGCCGGATTCTACTACTTCAATGACTACCTCGGCGAGATCGATACCACGACCGCCGATGGCTATGTCATCACACAGGTCAACTCTGGCGCTATCGCCCCCGTTACGGATGAAGACGGTGGCGTGTTGCTGGTCGATTCCGGTGGCCACAATGCCGCCGACGACGGGGTGAGTGTACAGCTTACTAACTGTATGTTCAAGCCTGTCGCCGGGCGGACCATCCGGTTCGAGGCCCGCGTGAAGTTCAATGACAACTCCGCTAACACTGGTCAGTTTGCTATTGGGCTGGCCGGTGTGGACACCACTATCATCGCGGCTGGTGTTCTTGATGACGTGGTCGATAAGGCACTATGGTTTCACCATGCGGCTTCGACAGCGGACAAGATGTCCGTCTGTGCCGCTCGCACCAGTGCTGAGGATATTGATGCCGATAAGGCCACCACTGTGGACGACACCTATATCAAGTTGGGTTTCGTCATCAATGGGGTTACGAGCATCGAGTGGTATGCGAACGGGGTGCTGGTTCATACTAGTTCCGCAGGCGCTAACATCCCGAATGCCGTTATGTGCCTTACCTATGTTGCACAGGTTGAGCAAACAGGCGCAGACTCACAGATGTCCGTTGACTGGGTCCGTATCTTGCAGGAGGGGGCGCGCACCGCGTAAGACGCTCCTCTGGGGGTAGTTCCCCCGGTTCGACGGGTGGGTTGCGTACCTCGCCCACCCGTTTCTCTGGCCCTATCGTCTAAGGGTAGGACACCGGCCCTTCAAGCCGGCAATGGTGAGTTCGATTCTCCCTCGGGCCTTAATCTTATTTTTGGAGGAGCATACCATGATGACACTGAAACAAGCCCGTGACGCGATCGACACCGTTTTGCAGAACGTATCGCTTAAGCGAGCCGACCACGATCTACTCCGCGAGGCCCTTGAAATGTTGTACGACGGGGCCAAAGAGGATGAGGAAACTAAGAAGGACGCCGACTGATGAGTGAACCGACCGCAGCCCTAAGCCTATACGACCTGGTTCTCACCGTGGCCAAGGCCGCCGAGGTGGCCTATTACGGCGCCGATGGCGACGAACGGGCGATGGTCCCGGTAGATGCCGTGGAACTCGATCGCTGTCTCACGGTGGTCAATACGGCGATCCGCGACTTCATTGCCCGCGCCCCCGTCAACGGCTGGCAGTGGCGTAAGCGGCTGATGGAGGTCGATATCGTGCGGGGCTACGAGGGCACCGCCGCTGCCGGCACTGCCACGAGTCTTACCGATACCGACATCGCGGGTGACTACGATGACGATTACTTCAACGGCTACGTCCTGCGGATCACGGCGGGCACAGGCGAGGATGAGTACGCGACCGTCACAGACTACACCGGCGCGACCGGCAAGTTCGATTTCTCTGGCGGACTGTCGGGTAGCTCTACCCCGGACGATACGAGCGAGTACCGCATCTGCCGTTCCACGCAAGTGATCGACTCCGATCCGGCCCGCTACCTGCTCAGCCAGGACTTCCAGGGCGAACATACCGGGCCGATCACCTTCAAGGCCGACTCCAATGCCTGTGGGATCGAGTGGACCAGCGAGGGCGAGCTTCGCAAGAGCCGGGAAGTCTCCGTACAGACGGGTGATGCCCCGTTCCTCGCGGCTGTGCTGCCCTACAGCACGCGCCGTCGCTGGGAGTTGCTCGTCGATCCGTCGCCGACCAACGAACATACGGTCGTGTTCCCCTACCTGGCCAACTTCGACAAGCTCGAACTGATCGTCGGCACGGCCTCGGCCGGCGATGCTACCAGTCTCACCGACGACACCCTGGCCTGGCTCTATCCGGACGACTACTTCATCGGCGATACGGTCAAGATCATCAGCGGCACCGGCAAGACCAGCTATGCTATCGTGACCGACTACACCGGGGCTACCGGCGCTTTCGCCGTGGCTGACTGGCTCTATCAGTCCGGGGATGCGGGTGGCACGGACCCGAGCAGCGATAGCATCTACTACGTAGAGCCCGCCGAGAGCCACCCGGCCGGGATGCAGTTCGATTTCGCCATCGAGTCAGCTTGTCTCATGCAGACGGAGCTTGAGTTCACCGATGTCAAGCGGGGGTTCACGGAGAAGTTCTTGCAGGTGGACCTACCCGCGGCCTATCGGATCGATGGACGCAGCACACCCCGTTCGTTAGGCGTGATGAAGTCGGGCAGTGGCCCGCGCACGCATTTCGCCAACCGTGACATTGTCTACTACGAGTAGTAATTATGGACATACATTTCCCGTTTAACGGCCAGCACAAAGGCGCCCTGCCTGGCGCCCAACCCGAGAACACGGCACCCGTTATGCAGAATGTGCGGCCCTTCTGGCAGGGCCGTCTGCGGGGCGGGCAGCGACCAGGCTTCAAGAAGTGGGGTGAGGGCACCCTGATCGGCGGGGCCAATCAGCCGGTGGTGTCTATCTGTAGCGTGAGTACGGTGGATTGATATGGCAGAAGTCTATACCAATGAAGGGGGGGTGGGGCCGTATTCCAGCCAATCCGCGCTCATAGGCGATGATTATGTTAACGGGTCTCCAGTCTACTCAAACATAGAACGCGCCCAAGAGTTCACACCTGACTTCGATGCTACCATCACTTCGGTGTCTATCTACTGTATCAGGGTGGTTGACAATGGGGGAAGTTTTCCCGGCACGCTTACGGCGAGCATATATAGCGGGTCGCCGGGTGGTGATGTGCTGTACACGGGAACTGTGGATAGACAGACAGCACCAGATTCAGAAGACTACTTGTCCGTATCTCTTACTGGATCGGCCGTATTGTATAACGGCGATACCTATTATGTTGTGGTATCGGATCCGGCGGGACATCAGGAAGCCGTACCTTTTGATGCCGAGGAGGAGTACATCCGTTGGCTCGGTAAAACAGCCACGATCGATCCTGGAACATCATGGTGGAAACATGACGCTATTTCGTGGACGGCTTTAACATCGCAGCCCGAATTTCTATCTATAACTGTGTATGGTGATGCCGCGTCCGCGGCCCCATCGAAAGCTACCAACCCCACGCCCACCGATAGCGCCACGCCTGGCGTGGATTTTTCCGACTACACGTTGTCATGGGAAGATGGGGGCGGGGCCGATACCTACAACCTCGTGGCCGTATCCTGGGATGGATACTCAGGCACGGTCGCCTCGGGCCTTACCGAGCCAACCTATACGTTTGGCTCTACCGATCCGTTGCGGCCGAGCGGAATATCTGCTGTGTTACAGTGGCGGGTGGACTCGGTAAATGACGAGGGCACGACCACGGGTGATACGTGGCAGTTCGACCCTCGACCGGCTAAAGTCACGACTCCCTCGCCGGCAGATGATACTACCAGTCAGGGTATATACCTGGCTACACTGGGATGGGCTACTGCCGATCAGGCCGATACCTACAAGGTTTACTTCGAACAGGGGGCCAATGACTACGTCGGCGAGACGGCTGATACGAGCATTGCCTGCCCGATCAATACGCTGGCCCGCAACACAGCTTACCCGTGGCGAGTCGATTCGGCCAACATATTCGGCACGACTACGGGTGATACCTGGACCTTAACGACATTGGCTCTGGCCTATCCTATCGGGTCCTATGAGTTGATTGATGGCGGGGACACCCCGGATGCCGGGGGCACGCCGGGTGAAGACTTCTACTGGACGGGCGAAAACAATATGGCCACGATACATCGGTTGATTGCATTGGCCGGCAATGCCATATGGTACACGGAGTATTGATATGAGCTTTAGCGACACAATTGAAGGTAACGTTCTCGATCATTTCTTTGGCCTCGCCACTTGGACAGCCCCAGCCGCTATCTATGCGGCTGCCTCCACGGACGATCCTACCGATGACGGTAGCGGAATCGCTGAGCCGAGTGACACGAGCTACGCCCGTGTGGCAATCGGTATTGGGTCAGATAACTGGACGCGTACCGATAACTCGGCGGTTAACGACAATGACGTGGAGTTCCCCGAAGCGTCAGAATCATGGGGCACGATCGCCTATCTGGGTTTCTTCACCGCAGCCGAGGGCGGTACATTCCTAGGGGCCGCGGCATTGACGGCATCCAAAGCTGTAGGTACTGGAGACACGCTACGATTTGCGGCCGGTGAGGTCGAGGTCACGCAGGACTGAAATGTCGTATTCGTTAGTGGACAATTTTGAGTCGGGCGAAAGCAGTTCGTCAACTATGGATGCCGTAAACGATTGGGCTGCTCAGACGTTTACTGCCAGCAAGACTTACACCATCACACGATTGTCTGTCTATGTTGCCAAGGCTGCCGGAGGCGATGCAGGCACGGCTACTGTAAGCCTAAAAGCGGTAAATGGTAGTGGAATACCTACTGGAGCGGACCTTACGTCGGGCACGTTTGCCGCATCTACGTGCGTGGAAAGCCCGTCGTATGGTTGGATAGATGTAGACGTAACCGAATATGAAGTTACCGAGGGAACGCAATACGCCATTGTAGTACGGGCAGATTCGGCCAGCGGGGGCAACGCCCTTTATTGGCGCGACAAGTCTACTGATCCGGCCTATGCCGATGGTGCACGTTTTTTCGATACCGACGGAGGGGCGTCTTGGAACGGTCCGTTTACCGGGGACATGTATTTTCGCACGTATGAGACACCTGCTGGAACGTATGTCGATGCCTCGGCTACTATGGCTGGCGTAAGCACCTTTGCGGCCACAGGGACAGTAGTTGGTTTCAAAGATGCCTCGGCGGCTATGGCCGGCACGAGTGTATTCGCTGCCACGGGAACTGTAACCAGGACCTCTACCGGCATCCAGAACAATCCGGGTCGCACGCTACGCAGGTTGGTGGCCATCAACAACAACTGTTTGTACTACGAGGATATCTAATGGCCGCAGGGGATATGGTTAAACTCGCCGCTTCGGATGATGATATCGACACCACCGATCAATGCCGCGCCTTCGAGGCATATGGCAAGGTTTTCGTCGTCAACGGGGCCAACCTCAAGGTAGCCGACTTCACCAATACGAAGATCACCACGGCCAACATTGGGGCCAATCCGCCCGATCGGGGCAATCAACTGACAGGCGGTACGAGCGGAGCGATCATGTACGTGGACTACGTCACGACACTGACAGGGGCCTGCACGATCTACGGCAAGAAGATCACCAGCGCCAAATCGTTCGAGAGCGGCGAGACAGTGACGGGCACCGACGATGACGACAACGCCATCAGCTTCGTGCTTAACGCCGACGAGACGGCCCCGTCGCCCCCGCACTGGTACGACTGGACCGTGTACGGCGGCGATGAGGATACCTATGGCTCGCTGCCCGATCAGGCATACTTGGGCTGTCTGTCCGGCGGACGCTGCGTACTAAGCGGCGATCCCGACTATCCGCATGAAGCCCCGACCTCGGCAGCGGGCAACCCGTGGGACTGGAACATCTATCGCACGACCTCCGATCGGGCCACGGTCATCGGCAACGGCCCGGCCGGCACGATCGGCGATGTAATCCGAGCTCTGATCCCGGCCCGTGACGGACAACTAGTAATCGGCTGCGCCAATTCGATGCACATCGTCGTAGACAATCCGGCTTTCGGCGGGCAAATAGTGGACATAAACGACACGGGCATCTTCGGCGCCGAATCGTGGTGTTTTGACGCTGACGGCAGTTTGTACTTCTGGGGCACAGGCGGTATCAATCGTATCGCCCGTGGCGTGAGCCAGGTCGAGCACCTAAGCCAACTCGCGTTGCCTGATCTGGTACAGGACACGGGGGCTAACCCCTCCACTCATCGTATCTCACTCGGATATGACCCTGATCGCAACGGCGTCAAGGTGTGTGCCACCAAACTATCGGATGGTAGTAGCTCGAACTGGTGGCTCGACCTCCGCACGCTGGGTTTCTTCCCCGACACCCACGCTGACGAACAGGGTGTGTACTGCCTGTTCCACTACAATGCCAACGATCCAACACTCGCCGGGCTGCTGTGCGGCTGCACCGATGGCTATATCCGCGTCCACGATGATGAGACCACCGACGATGACGGCACGGCGATCGACAGCTACATCGGTGTGGGCCCGATCCCGCTCGCCGATAGCGGTCGGGATGGTTCAATCGCGGCGTTCGACATGGTGCTGGCCGGTGCCGCGTCGGGTGATGACGATGCCTCTGATGGCGTGACGTTGGAGGCGTGGAGTGCAGACACAGCCCGGTCTGTGATTAAGCAGCTCGCGGCCGGCACGAGCCCGAAGATATCTCTGTCTTTCGCCGGTCCGGGTCGTATTAGAGGTGGTAAGAAGCGCCGGGGCGTGCGCGGGGCGTACGCCGGCATCAAGGTTGGCAATAGCAACTCAGGGGAAACCTGGGGCATGGAGAAACTCATCATAGACGGCGGGGCGCCGGGAAGGAGGCTCAGATGAACCTGAACCCATATGCACTACAATCGGCCAGTTATGGCATCAATACGGTCAATTCCCTGGGCGCGCCAGTAAAATCGGCTGCTCCCACAGCCGACGTAGCGGGTGTCAACAAAGCCTTCGAGCAGGCGATCAGCACGCTCTCCGGGGCCGGTAGTGATGTGGAGAAGGTCTATCAGGCGGGTAAGCGCCGCACGCTGAGTGACATCGCCTCACAATCGATTAACGCCGGTATGGCCAACACGCTTAACCTGCCCGCCGCCAGCATCGCCTATGACGAGGCCAACCGGCCTGGAACCAACGTGGCGGTTGCTGGGCAGAAGTCGGCGATCCTTACTCAACTCGGGCAGACACTTGCCGGCCTCTACGGCACGAACGTGGGGGCGAACACGGCGGTCACTACG